TTGAGTGTTTCGATAGGATCGTTATCTGTCTCCGCAGCTACATAGTTATCATAAGATTCTCTTATTAACCATGCTATTTCTTCGACTTGATCTTTCTTTTGCATTTTAAGGATCGTTTTAGCTACCTTTTTTGATAATTCAGTGAATATTTTATGTTCATCTGGTTTATCATAATAGCAACTTGATCCTACGATAAAGCAGTTATGCTTATGTATCTCCATCTACGTCTCCTGCTCCCCAGACTGGAAATACATCCATTTTACCAGCTCTGTAGTAGTTTAATGCACCGCCATCATTACCTTCGTCGTCCATTACAGGAAATATCCAAGATCGATCATCGAGTTGGAGACAGATTGGTCTTTTATACCAGCCTGTCTCTTCTGTTTCTTCTGTGGACATCCATTCTATTTTAACAATAGTTTTACCAAGCAGAAGTTTTTCTGCTCTTTTTGTCCAATTAATAGGAAGTTTCATTCTACACCTTCTATGTTTTCGTCTATCCAGTCTGCTATTTCTACAAAGCTGAATTTATGTTCTGAAGTATCACGAGTATGAGTATCATTCATAGTAGACAAGACTTCAACTAATTCGTTATCATCTGAACCACCATGTAATACCTCAGGAACTTCTGAATATTGATCCATTTCAAAGCTGTAATCGGTCTCAATCCACTCGCCTGAAATATATTCTTCAGGTACTCCTGCGACTGAACAAGCAACACCGAGACAGCAATATTCTGGCTTATCTATAAGTTGTTCGTTTTCTCTCCTTAAAGCTCCAGCACCTTGTGTGTAATTACCACTTTTAAGTGCTTTGACCCATTCTTCCTTAAAATCTTTAGGAAGACTGTATTTATGCTTTAATTTATCATTCATGTGAGGTCCTTTATGTTTAAAGTTCTGCTGTAAAAGAACAAGTATCGTCTTTTTCTACGCATTCAAGTATCTGTTCTCCAAGTAATAGTCTTGCATACCATTGAAGATCGTGATGCACATTAATATGATCTTGGTATTCTTTAAGCCAATATTCTTGAAGGATATTGTCATTGTAACCATCATTCGTATCAAAGAATGTGTCAAGACGCTTTTTATTTTTACCAAGCTTGTCTTTACAGATTTTAATTCCTTCTTTTATATCGTCTAAATCGTTTTTATGAAAGAAGTAATTCATTTCTTCTGTCTGATATTCTTCACCACCGAAGAAATTAGCATCTGTACTTCCTTGTACTGCAAACCAGAATTTGCCTTCTATGTCTCCATGATAATATCTACCCATTGGTTTTTTCCCTTGTTTCTTTAATAAACATTTCTCTTACTTGTCCTAATACATCTTCCATGCTTAGTAACATGTGTTTTTCTACTTTGTCGTACTCAATAGATGCTGATTTTTCTATAGCTGAAATCAACAACTCTACTTCTTTTATGTTATGAAATACCATTGCTTTCATTGTTTTAGCCATATTTAATCCTTATAATTTTAAATAATGAAAAAAAAGGGAAAGGGTGTTAGCCCTTTCCCTATTGTTATTATGCCTGTGAGGACACAACCATGAAACGGTTCGATACTTCTTCACCGTCTTCCTTATGAGTGAATACACTCTTACCAGATGTAAGAATGGTCAGATGTTTGCTCTTGAGATAAGCAATCGTATTATCCAACTCTTCACCTGTTGTGTGAGATTGAACCCACATATTGTAGAATACAGACGGTGCTGGATCGTTCTCGTTTTGAGGTAGCATAGTCGCCTGTACCTGATTCATAGGTATAGTTTCATTAGTCCATTGTTCATCAACAACTTCTGAACGCTGAAACTGGATACCAGTACGTATTTTACTTATTATGTCCTTTAACAACATAGGTTACTCCTTGTTAGGTTGGTTAATTAACAATGAAAAAAAAGGGTAAAGGATATGAGATGGAATAGACAGGTTTTTTGAAAGATAGGCTATTTTTTAAAGCCTGTAAAAAAAGGGGAAAATGTATACTTCACACTTTCCCCTTTCTTGCTGTGTCCACTAATCAACCAGAGCTTGATGCTCCTTGTAGGTAAATACTTTCTCCATAGTATCTAATTCAGCATCTGCATCATTATAGTCTTTGAGTTTAGATATGATATTATGGATAGCACTTTCAACATTTCCATCATTATGATAGAATTTAAAGCAGTTGATAGTACAAAAATTGTTCCCTACTGATTCATGCGTGTAGACACTACTGCAACATGTACACCTTTTCATGATAGCATACTCCTTTTGGTGTTTATTAAGAACAACAAAAAAAAGGGTAAGCTAATGCCTACCCATTTTATTAAGATTTTCCTTTAATTCCTGTAAGATTATCTTTTGACCTATTAAAAAGTCATATTGCGAAGCCGAAAGATCACCATAATGATCATCCCACTCTTCTCTCCAAGACTCTATATCTTTGTCAAGTTTATCTAACATTTCATTTATTTTCCTAAAACAATGAACTTTAAAACTTGGCATAATATTACTCCTTTTATTGTTTGTTAATAGACAACAAAAAAAAGGGTAAATAAATGCGTTTTTTGAAAAGTCCGCCTTAATTACAATTGAGGGTAAATAGATGTTTTGGGGTTCAATTATTTTAATATTTATACAGGTTCGCTGAACCCCATAGACGAAGCGACATAGAGAAGACACCTGTTAGTTTTCAGGGCAGTCTAATTATGCATTTGCGGTAGTCTTCCAACGAGACTTCTAATCTCGAACACGCCCTGATTAACACGGCACGGAATATGACCCGCACTTTTCTACATAACTAAACTGACATAACTGGGAGTGACCCACCTATGCTGGGAACGACCCAACCCTGAAATTTTAAACAAATAAAAGGGTAAGGGCTGGTGTAAGCCAGCCCTTGTTTTTAGAAGGGTGCTCTGGTTTTCCAGAGTGCCCGCAGTCTGCGGATGATGTTGCTTAGGTAGCGATCCGTGAGCAGTTCCCATCTGCTGATGGGGATGTACGGTTCGTTCTGAGCCTTTTCATCGAGGTAGACCTGTTCTTCATGTCTGTCTGGGTCTGAGTTCATTGTGATCTCCTTTTATTCTCATAAAAGAGGGTAAGCCCTATTGCAGTTTTGCAGTTTGTGTTAATAAAAGGCACGTCAAATGGCTCCAAAGAGGAGCCAAATGACAGTACTTAGACCAATGATGACAGACACATATAGGAATGTCATAATGGTTATTATAAGCAGATCGTGAAGTAGATTTATGATCTTAATCATGACTGATTAATGAATGGTGATTGTAGAAATCTTTCCATTCCTTTGACTACATGATCCATAAATTCTAACTTTATGGGTTTATAAGGTTGGAAGTTATCTTTCACGCTCATCATCCATGTATTGAACGATGAATCCTTCCATTCTTTAAGTGCCATCAGCTCATCATACTCGCTAAATGACATATAATCATGATCTTTAAATACACCTATGTTATTCATAGTATTCTCCTTTAGGTTAGTGAATTTACACAAAGAAAAGGGTAAGCCGTAGCCTACCCTTTGATTCATGATCCATACCTTAATAAAGTAAACGCAATTTTAACAAGCAATTCGTTGTATACTTCATCTCCTGTTTCACCGCCAGACGGAACTTTGTAATTCCGTAATTCATGGTAATTATCTGCATTGCCATCCATACGCATAATAGAATCCCAAGTCCTACCGCCACCTTTAATATGCTGTATCTTTATTAAAAGCATTATAGACCAAAGTGCTACATAACCTATGGCATTTTCCATGTTTTCCATAATAGAAAAGCTATCTTGGTTATTACGCCAATAGCCATACCTTCCAGTAAGCCATTTTCTTACATCTTGTAGATTTGTCATAGTTTACTCCTTTATGAGTTGATTATTAAAACACAAAGAAAAGGGTAAACACAGATGTGCCTACCCTTTACTGATGTAGTTACTATGTAGCAGTTCGATGCATGAAGTGTTCCTTATCTTTTTCGTAATCGCCAGCGTCTTTCATGGTGAACCCTGCATCCTTGACTGCATTACAGTAGTCTGAGTAATTATCATAATCGCCAGCAAAGGGCATTCCCTTGCTTTTCTTGGTGATTACAGATTTGACTTGACTGTATGTGTCTTGAGCGAATTCCATCATCTCTGGTACATCATTTACGATGCTTTTACCAGCTTTGTATGATACGTAACCTACTGTAGCAACTGTGCCTATACTTAGCCACACTGCATCCTTAGCTATTGATTTGAGTTTATCTAACACGTTAGACTCCTTTATGAGTTTGTTAGTGAGTTAATGAACAACAAATAAAAGGGTAAAAATAAAGCCCCGTAAGGGGCTCTATATTAACTGCTTATGAGGTTGGTATGATTGTAACGATATGGGCTGAGCAAGGTCACCTTGCAACCATATGTTGTATATTCCATATCTCCGTAAACTTCATGCTTTAGGATAGATGTACAATAATCCCCGAGCATTTGCTGACTGTCTGGGAACCTTTGTAACGAACCGTTACATGTAGGAAGTAGATCGTGACAAGTGTCACATCTCTTAGCTTTCCAAGATGACATCCAAGATGTAGGTTCAGTTACAAATAGTGAGTTGATGAATGATAGTAATGTGTTTAACATAATGTACTCCTTGAGTTAATAAAGTTGATACATGAGGGTAAGATAGATGAGCATACCCACACCCTTGAGTAAGGATTAGTACTATGAGGGGGAGGACTGACCACCTGTGCATGGGGCTGATGTAAGGGCAGCGAGTGCGGTAACTATGTTACTCTCATTACTTGGAGTACACGTAGCCACCATGTATGGTGGGACGCTGAGGCGTAGTGTGCTACAAGTATTGAGATAGCACAGAGCGTAGCACTTACAGGCAGGGGCATGCCAGCTGTGGTCACGGG